AGGTCCACATCAAACTTGGGCGAGTCATGCTCTCTTGAATGAGTATGCTGTCTACCCTTCTAACACAGCAGTCCTCTCTGGTACACCACACACTGCGACTTCTAATATAATGATCGAAACAGCAGGTAATTATGAACTAGAGGTTGCCTGTGATGACACTGCATCATTCACATGGGACGGTGTAAGCATTGGTTCTATTGCAAGCAAGGCAGCATCAACTATAAATATTAATAACGTAAGCACAGGACCTCATGTACTTGGGGTCACAGTGACCAACACAACGTTTTCCCAAGCAAGTAATAATGTATGGTCTAAGAACCCAGGTGGTGTAGCATATAGATTAAAAGCAGTAGCAGGATCTTCTAACGTCAATGCAACTTTTAGTTCTAATGGAAGTATCGTAACGACAGGATCTGGCAGCAGAGAGTTTGTACTAGATTTTGAATGGAGTGATAATCCAAACTCTTATAGCACTGCTCTAGGAACCTACACCGCAGCAGGTCAACAGTTTGTTCAAGATACGAGCAGATCCTCAGGTGAAACTAGTAGAACGGTTGTACTACAAGGAGGTCAAACTTATAATGCAACCATCGTCGCTAACTCAGGTGGATTTGTACGCGAGAATAATAACACCAGACTATGTTTCAGAGATCTTGATGGCAATGACTGTAACGCAAAACTTGACATTACAGCAGGTGCGGGTGTAGACTATGTGGCAACATCGTTTGATCTAACACTAGGTGTACCAAGTGTGAGCAATCTCATTTGGTCAACACGAGACGCTGTAGGATACAAACTAACAGAATCAGCATCCGAAGGAGGGTACTAATGGAACTACCAAAGATTAAAAATGAAGATCTGCCTAAAGAGATCAGGGAGATTGTAGGTGATGGTGATGCAGAGTTCGATGCAATCATGGACCCCATGGACTACATTGACATTCAATTTAATCCTGATGCATACTATGAGGGCAGGGCAAAGGTCGCTAAGATGCTTGTAGAATCAAGACAAAAACTGGAGGAAATCCGTCATGAGATTAAAAGACACAATAAAAGCAGCAAAAAAGATTATTAAAGCACGCAAAAAGAACAAAGCATGCTATACTAAGGAGGAGGTCATGTACGCTAAACTTCTCAAGAGGCGTGCCGAGATTAAGTTGGAACAAAAACATTCCAACGACACTTGACAAATCCTTGGGATCATGTTAGTATAAATACTCGGTGAAGGTGGGACGCCACCTGATTAAGTATTTCCGAATGCCTCAACTACTCGCGCTAGGTCATCTTCAATCATACCTAACACGAAGTCATGTCGAGACTTCTTTCATCTGCGGGTAGAAAAATTCCGCAAGTAAATTCTTTTAAAAAAATGTCTATTAAATCTGTAATCGCAGCATCTGTTGCTGCTCCTCTTCTCGCCTCTGGTGCTGCCTTCGCAGGTCCATATGTGAACGTTGAAGCCAATTCTGCGTGGACTGGTTCAAACTATACTGGAACTAATACTGACGCTCACGTTGGTTGGGAAGGTGCTCTTGGAGAATCTGCTTCATACTATGTACAGGGCGGTGCTACTTTCGTTTCTCCTGATGGTGGAGAGGCAGACACTGTTCCTTCTGGTAAAGCAGGTCTTGGTCTTGGGTTGTCCGATGCTCTTTCTGCATACGGTGAAGTTAGTTTCCTTGGATCTGGCGACAGCAATGTTGATCGCGGATATGGCACGAAGGCAGGTATTAAGTACTCCTTCTAAAATCGCTGCTATATAAACTGAAACCTAGGGGATCTACGGGTCCCCTTTTTTATTCTCCCTACTATGCTCATGAACTTTGCTGTTTACACTCGTACTGGTTGCCCTTACTGCACTAAAGTAAAACAAGTGCTCGAAGGAAAAGGATACAATTTCCGAGAATACAAACTGGGGGTTGACTTTGAACGAGAAGCATTCTATAATCAATTCGGTAACGGTTCTACCTTTCCTCAGGTAGTGCTGAACAGTACTAATCTTGGTGGATGCACTGAGACTGTACAATACCTCCGTGAACACAACCTTATTTGATAATGGAAGAATTTTATGATCTTGTGGAGCGATCCATTGATTGTGCCTTTGAAGAAAACAAGTTTTATTTCAAAGCATACGATTACTTAAAAGCAAACAAGATCAAGAGGAGAGAGATAAGTGATTTTATTTCTTCCTCAACTGCAGATACAATCTCGCAACTTTGCTATGATTTAGATCATTACATCAAGGGTGGCAAAAGCACAGACCACCGATTTATTCGTGAAGCGTATGGTCATCTTGGGAAACCAAGAGCAAGAAAGATCAAAGATTATTTGTACAAGATCCTACAAGATGCTTGGCAATATGAATTAGATCGTAGACCAGGACGTAAAAAAGTTTCTAAATAAAAGTAGTTCAAACATAGGAGGTTGGTTTCCATTTATTCTTTATTCCATAGGAGGAAACCATGCTAATAGCACTAGCAACATTAGTTACCATCGGAGCATTCATCTTAGGAATGACTGTTTCTTGGTTGGCAAAAGGATACGTTGAAGATTACATCGAAAACGCTGCTTATGCCAAGTCAGTTACACATCCAGAGATGCTTGATGAGGACGGTAACATCTTACATGATGAACTTATCTACGTCAGACCAACATCACCTTGGGATATCCAAGAACTCGACGATGACGAGGAAGATTGATTTCATTATTTAACAATCATTATGGCAACTAAAAACATGGACAACAGCAACCCTAGGTTGCTTATCAGTGAGGTTTTACGAAAAGTCTCAAACGCAAAAACAAAGGACGAGAAGATTCAAATTCTTCATAGACACAACAGTCAAGCACTTAGATCTCTTTTGATCTGGAACTTTGATGACAGTGTAGTCTCCATGCTTCCAGAGGGTGATGTACCTTACACACCTAATGATGCACCAGTAGGCACTGATCACACTCGCTTAGAGCAAGAGTACAAAGGTTTGTACAGATTTGTGAAAGGTGGTGCTGATAAACTACCTGGTCTTAAAAGAGAATCTCTGTTTGTCCAACTCCTAGAAGGACTGTCTGCTGAAGAAGCAGAACTTCTCTGCCTTGTAAAAGATAAGAGACTTAGTACAAAGTACAAGCGTATCACAAAAGCAGTAGTCAAAGAAGCATTCACGCAAATTGAGTGGGGGAACAGAAGTTGAAAGTTCTTCATGAGAACTGTGATAAAGAGAAGGCAAACGATACCTCGTTGCCTTATACTGCCTACCTTGTAACCTATAAGGTGGACGGTAAAGAACGTTATGACATTACTATCTGCCAAAAGGCAGTAGATCTTTTTGATTATTATTATGATCTCTATAAGAAAGACTTTGTAACGTTCGTACAATCCAAGGGTAATGTAAATCCTAAATTGTGGAACGATCCAACTGAAGCAAAAAAACCTAAGAAGAAAAAATCCCGATGAATGTAAGTCTGATTTCGGTCACTCCCGAAGCGGAGAAGACTATTGGTTATGTAGCACGAGTAAGCAATCCCAATAATCAAGAGAACCCTAAGGTATCAGGGTTGTTAAAGTACTGTATCAAACATCAGCACTGGAGTATCTTTGAACAAGCGTTCATGACACTAGAGATCTGCACAACAAGAGCAATCGCTGCACAGATTCTCAGGCACCGTTCGTTCACATATCAAGAATTTTCCCAACGCTATGCTGATAGTACTCTGCTAGGCAAGATTGAGTTACCTAAACTCAGACGTCAGGACACAAAGAATCGTCAGAACAGCATCGATGATGTTGACGAATTCTTAGTTCAAGAGTATGATATAAAGATGCGTAAAGTCATTGATGATTCATTCGCACTTTATGAAGACATGCTCTCTTGCGGTATTGCTAAAGAGTGTGCTAGAATGATCCTACCTTTATGTACGCCCACCAAAATCTACATGTCAGGCAGCATCCGTTCATGGATGCACTACATTTCTTTGAGATCTGGTCACGGTACACAACAGGAACACATGGATATTGCTAACGCTTGTAAGCAAATCTTTATTGAACAATTCCCTATTATTTCTGAAGCAATGGAGTGGAACTAATGCCTACCTACCCAGTAAAAAACAAAGAAACTGGAGAGACAAAGGAACTCTCCATGTCAATGACAGATTATGATCAATGGCGAAAGGATAACCCAGACTGGGATAAAGACTGGTCTGCGGGTGTTGCAGGTAAAACCTATGGTACACCTAAGATGGATGATGGTTTCAAAGAAGTCATGTCCAAAGTACAAGCAGCACATCCTCGTTCAAACTTGAGTCGATTCACCTAAACTATGGCAAGAGCAAGAAAAGGAACTAACTCTCCTAAAACTTTCCCTAACGGAATGTCCAAGAAGTCTATGAAAAGAAAGAAACCTATCGATTCATCGTATCTGGTTCCTGTTAGTCCTCTAACAGATAATCAGAAGACTGCCTTTGCACAGTATAGTGAAGGAAAGAATCTCTTACTGCATGGTGCAGCGGGTACAGGTAAAACCTTTATCACTTTGTATCTTGCATTGCAAGAGGTACTTGACGAATCTACTCCTTATGATAAGATATACATTGTAAGGTCTTTGGTTCCTACCAGAGAGATTGGTTTCCTACCAGGAGACCATGAAGATAAGTCTGCACTTTATCAGATTCCATACAAGAACATGGTTAGATACATGTTCAGTATGCCAGATGACAATTCATTTGAGATGCTTTATGACAATCTTAGAGCGCAGGAAACTATTAGTTTCTGGTCTACAAGTTTTATTCGTGGTGTTACTCTTGATAATGCTATCGTTATTGTAGATGAATTCTCCAACTTAAACTTTCATGAGTTGGATTCAATGATCACCAGAATTGGTGAAGACAGTAAGATTATGTTCTGTGGTGACATCACTCAGACTGACCTTACACGAGAGAATGATAGGTCTGGTATCTCAGACTTCATCAAAATCTTAGAAGAGATGAAGGAGTTCGCATGCATCGAGTTTGATATCAATGATATCGTTCGCTCTGGTCTTGTGAAGTCGTATCTCATCAGTAAATACAATCTCGGATTTTAAATGTTTGACTTCGTTAAAGTAGACTTCAAAGAAACAGAAGTTGAACCTGTGAATAAAGACGGTGTTCGTTTTTATAAAATACCTGATACTGATAAATACTTTCCAAGTGTTACCTCAATCACATCGTTTCAGAACGCACAGTTCTTCAAAGAATGGAGGACCAAAATTGGTGAACAAGAGGCAAATCGTATCACTGCAAGAGCAACACAAAGAGGCACAGCATTTCACAGTATCACCGAAGACTATATCCGAGGTAATTTAAACATCGAACAGTATCTGGAGAACAATCCATTGTCAGTTCGTATGTTTCAATCCGCAAAGAAAGATCTCAATCGTATTTCAAACATACATTGCTTAGAAACTTTCCTATACTCTCACTATCTCGGACTTGCAGGACGTGTTGACTGCATTGCTGAGTTCGATGGCGAATTAGCAGTGATCGATTTTAAAACTTCCACTAAAGAAAAAAAGGAATCATACATTGAGCATTACTTTGTTCAAGAGACTGCATATGCAGCGATGTTCCTTGAAAGATCTGGAATCGAGGTAAAGAAAATTGTCACACTCATTGCCACTGAAGAGGGGACTATTCAAATATTTGAGAAGTACAATCTTGATGACTATTTACAGTTACTCAAAACCTACATCTCTGAATTCGTCGCTTTCCATCATGGTTGATAAAGTACTGTCACAAGATGGTAAGAAAAAGTCTACCAAAACCGTTGTAGAGGAGAAGTTCCTCACACCTACTAAGTTCTCTCAAGAGATTGAAAGACTTGTAAAGAGTAGCGGTGGTCTTATTACTTACATCGAAGCAGTAGTTACATACTGTCAGGAAAATGATATCGAAATCGAGACGGTTCCAAAGTTATTATCCAAACCCCTCAAGGAACGCTTGAGGCATGAGGCACAGCGTCTCAACTACATGAAACAAACTTCTAAAGGAGTGTTACCACTGTGACAGGGTTTGAAGTTTATAAAACTTACCTAGCACTTAAACAACACTTCACAAGAAAAGACTACGACTATGAAAAGTATCGAGGTAAAGTCCGTGCTTCCGAAAAATCTTTTGAGCAGAGACTTGATCGATACTTTTTCAAAAAACTAGCGGTGAAGTACAAGGATCATGAGGTCTTTGATTATTTCATCGCTAACTTTTTGGCAGATCCTAGAGGATACATCAAGTCATTCAGTGTGGAAAACTATACTCGATGGAAAATTGATCGAGAGTCTTTGACTTATAAATTTAAAGAAGATGTTAATGTTTTATTAGATGATCTTGAACAACCTTATGAGAGATCATTTGAAGACATCTTTAAAGCAGAAGAAGGAGTACACCCTCCACTGTTAAGGAGATACTATGCTAATGAAGTTTCACTAGACACATTAGTCATCTTTGAAAACTGCTTAGGTTATATTGATAACCTTTCTAAAATTTTAGTTGATCCTATCTGGGAAGATACTAAGATGAAGGTAACCAAATACAAATCATTTTTACATGTAGATTGTAAGAAGTATAAAGGAGTAATCCTAGACGTAATACACACAAAGCTATGAGTTTTTTCGAGTCCGAACAAGTCCAAGATAATCTTAATGATATCTTCAAAACATATCAATCAGTTGCTACAGTAACTTCACAACTTGCAGAGATGAGCAAGGAAGAAAAACTGGAGCACATCGAAGGATGTAAAGATTTGATTGAGAAACAAAAAACATTTTACTTCCGTCTATGTCTTGCTGCAAAAGAAGACATGGAAGCAAGGGAAATGAAAGAGAGAATCCATTCGTTGACAAAAGCATTTGGATTCAGAGATCTTATGGACTGTATGGATTCTATGGTGGTTACATTAGAGAACGCTGCGAAACAGGAACTTGACAGACCGTAGTAAATGGGACCATGGTGGTCTAGAAAGACATAGTGTCAACATACTACGTCTAATCAGTGAACTAGAAGGATCGTATCAGTTACTTAAGTTCATGGCATTCGATGATGATATGAATACACTAGATGAAATGAAGAAACGATACTACAAACTATACTTTCAAACAGCAAAACAAGAAAAATCATGATTGGTTTAGAAGAATTTATGGGTGAGGACGAGTGGCGTCCAGTTCCTTATCAAGGCAAAGTCATTCCTACATTGTTTGTAGCAAGGGATGGTCGTGGTCTAAGCACACGAACTAAAAATCCTAGGATACTTAATCCAACAACAAATAATTATCAGAGAGGTAATACCAGTTACAAATCTGCACCTGCTTTTGGTATCACTCTAGATGTAAAAGACTTTCCTCAACTTGAGAAGAGAGCAAAACCATTCCAGAAGTATGTTAATGATCCAACATCTAAGTATCACAAAAGAGTTAGGCAAAGTCCTGATGCAATTCAAGTAACTATCCCTAAGTACAGGGCAGTCAAGGAGGCATGGGAACCTTTAGATACTCACTCTCATGAGATGGGAATTCCTAAGGAGGACTGGGACGCAACACCTGAGACGGTCAAGCAAGCACTTAGGGAACTGGCACACATCGATCATAAAGATGGAGATACACAGAACAATCATCTGACTAACCTCAAGTGGGCAACAGCACGTCAGAACAACCCATGGACCAAGGCGATAAACGAGTCTGTTGACAACGCATAAATAGTATGCTACGATAATCAAGTAGTAAACACCCAATCAATCCAACTAATACGGAGAATACAAACTATGTCATTTGCATCACTTAAAAAGGCATCTGCTACTGGCAATACCTTGGCAAAACTGACACAAGAGATTGAGAAACTCAATCAACCCCAAGCAGGTTCATCTAATGTAGATGACCGTCTTTGGAAACCAGAACTGGACAAATCAGGTAACGGTTACGCAGTTATCCGATTCCTACCTGCACCTGATGGCGAAGATATTCCATTTGCAAAAGTGTGGAGTCACGCATTCAAAGGTCCTGGTGGGCAGTGGTACATCGAAAACTCTTTGACTACTCTTGGTAAGCAAGATCCTGTCTCTGAGTATAATACAGAACTTTGGAACGCAGGTGGAGAAGGATCTCCACAACGTGCACAGGCACGAGCACAAAAGCGTAAACTTTCATACTACAGCAACATCTATGTTGTGAGTGATCCTGCTCATCCTGAGAATGAGGGCAGGGTTTTCTTGTATAAGTATGGTAAGAAGATTTTTGACAAACTTGTTGAAGCAATGCAACCTGCATTTGCAGACGAGCAACCTCTTGATCCTTTTAACTTCTGGGAAGGAGCGAACTTCAAGTTGAAGATTCGTAAGGTCGATGGTTACTGGAACTATGACAAGTCAGAGTTCGCAGCACCTGGTCCCCTTCTTGATGACGACAAGAAACTTGAGTCTCTTTGGAAGCAAGCATATTCACTTGCTGACTTTGAAGCACCCAAGAACTTTAAGACTTATGAAAAACTCAAGGAACGTTTGAACCTTGTGTTACAGTTGAATGCAGCACCACGTCCTGTTGATGAGAGTGAAGAGGAGGTTCTTCCTACTCCAACTTCTAACAACTGGGGTGCAGAAGTCAATGACTTCCGTGAGAAAGCAGTTGCTTCCTCACCTGTAGATACTGAAGAAGATGCTCTGTCTTACTTCTCTAAACTTGCTGAAGAAGAATGAAATTCACTCTTGCTGCCATCTTAATGGCATCATCGTTGACCCTCCCTGCTCAGGCAGGGGGTCCTCGTTACAGACATTACTATCGTGATGAGGTTTGTACTAAAACAGTAACCAAGGAGATCTATCATCCCCCTGGTTCTAATGGAAACCCCTACAGCAGGGGTTGGATTGAGTACGATTCTTATGATGTACAAATTCCATGTAGAGGACGTCGAAGATACTTTGATGACTCTCACATCGAACCTGACACTAATGATTGTCGGGAAGGTACAGCGATTGGAGCGTTACTAGGTGGCGCAGGAGCAGCAGCAATCTCCGAAAACGATGCTTATATCTGGTCCATTCCCCTCGGTATAGTCGGAGGTGCAATGGCAGGTTGCCAAATTGACGGAGGTTAATTCAATGCCACATCGATTCTCTGATATTAAAGCAGAGCACTGCTACACTAAAGATGAAGTTGACAAACTCATTAAGGAAGCAGTAGATGAGGCACGAAGAATTGACGAAGAGTCCATGCGGAAACATAATAGAGATGCTACAGTCATCTCTATGATTCTAGGGTTCACAACCTTGGCATTGTTTCTGGATGGACTTCTTCGCATCTTAGGAATCATCCCACCGTTCATGGACATCGATGTTAACATTGTTGACAGGATCGAGAACGATATCATAGATAAACTAGATTTAATTAAACAGGTTCCAATACAAAAACTTCTGCAGCGATGAATGACTTTATGGTGTTTATCTATCTTATTTTCTTTGTAGCACTTTGTGGTGCTACTTTTGCTTTTACTTTTAAAAGTATGACTTCAGTGATTGAAGAGATGGATAAACCTATAAAGAGAACTAGAAACGTACACCCTGAGATGTCAGACGTCCAGAGTGGAGAAGAGTTGCTAGTCTTCAGAGGATTTGTAGATGATGATGAAGAAGATGACGATGATGACGAAGGGGATGTCGTCGTAATCCGAAAATGACTTTTTATTTCCCCAGACCCCCCAAAAAAATCCCGCCAAAATTTTGACCCCTTAAGTTTTTTTTATGCTCTCCTCTGAACAACTACTGAGAATCTATTTGAAGGTTAAAGTAGTACCAAATGTAACCTATGTGCCTCCTAGAAAGCATTATAATGCGAATCTATACGGATGACTGAGTATGAAAAACGAGCAATCGATCCCTGTTGGCAACACAAGCAAACGTGTATTGCATGCTTCCCCATCACTTCACACGACACTAGTTGGTTATATCGTAGAGAAGATGGAAGTTATTACTGGCAACATCATAGAAAGAACGAAGAAGACGACCGATTTGTAGATGCAGACGGATTACAACTAGATCTATTCGGTAAACCAGTATTAACAAAGAAATTTATTATGGATGAAATCCTATGAAACACGTCTTATTCGACTTAAAAGGATGCTTATTCACTCTTACATTGGATGATGAAGAGTACATCAAAGAAACTTTGATAGAAGCAGCAGAGATTGGTAAGTTAGAACTATTGAAAGTTGACACCCATAAGTTTCAACCTCAGGGTGTTACTGGTTATGCATTACTTGCAGAGAGTCATATAAGCATACACACATGGCCTGAAGATAACGTTGCTAGGTGTGATCTATTCTCATGTAATCCAAACACAGACTACAAAGCAGTCATACGATACATGCAGGATCGTTTTCACTCAACAGAAGTTAAGCGATGGGGATGTGATAGATCGGATTGGTATTAATATCCTCCTCCGTAACCTCCACCTGAGGATCCAGAAGAACCTGAGGATCCAGAAGAACCTGAGGATCCAGAAGAAGAACTGCTACCACTACTACTGCTGCTAGAAGAACTAGAACTTGAAGAGGAAGAACTGCTGCTCGAAGATGAAGAACTTGTTCCGCTGTTGTATGTGCTGCTAGATGTACTACTAGAGGTGCTGCTACTTGCACCTGTGCTAGTTGTTGTAGTTGTAGCATCAGTAGATGTGCTAGTTGCAACTCCTACGCTTCCTGATGTAGTGTTAGAACCAGAGGGACCATAGTCAAATGTAGTTGTGCTAGTTGCTGCTGACTGTCTAGACACACTAGCAGTAACATAACCCGCAATATCAATGAACCTTGCTGAGATACTCAGTGGGGTTTTCTTATTGTTTACATCATCTAGTTCTGGATGAGGATCATATGCAATGAGATCTTCAAACTCATCAACCATTAAGTCTGCTAAACCTCTAGTTGGCATTACAATTTGTCTTTTTACTTCATTCTTAAAGACTTCGTGTTCATAGTTTGATACAGGAAATCTTGATTGCTCTGCAGAAAGAACCGTTCCATCTGGCATGACAGTTCTATAACTATCTAAAACTTCAATACCTTTCTTTGTTACGACTGTTGTTCCATCTATTGCTTCTTGAGTTTCATAATGATTAACAGCATCTGGATCTGAATATACAGTATTCACATACTTTTGTAAGTCATAGTCAGTCTTTGGCCATTGCTCATAGAAGTCTGTAACGTTATTACATAAGAGTATAACCCAATCTAAGAACTCATCTCCCAAGAATCTTAGTGCCAAAGATGATGGAGTTTCACCTGGTTTAATAGAGTATGCTTCAAATTGAGTTACAAACTTATTAAGATCTTCTCTTACCTTGACTCGTCTGAATAGATTTGTAACTAAACGATATCGATAGTTTTGATCATTGGTAATGCCTTCTCCGACATATACATTAGGGAAATAAGAAAAGTAAGACATTAGAAACCTCCACCGAAGATATGTTTTTGAGTAACAAGACTGGTCTCAGTAAAACTCATACTGAGTGCAATGGCAGGTACTGCTACAGCACCATTACCTGTAGTTTGGAATGACGAATACTGTCCATCAGGTGTATAGTTTACAGAAATGTTAGTACATACTGAGGTATGAATTCTAAAATGTAAACCACCATCTTCACCTAGTGTTTCATCTGCGGGATTATATCTAACAAACTTAATATCATACTTGTCAGGGACTTCAAAAAATCTTGCTCCTTGAAGCAAACCTTTATTTGCATCTGCTCCTGCTTTAAAATTACCAACCTCAGTTTCGTCTGCGCCAACTCCTCCTTCTTTCTCTGAACCAAAGATTCCCAACACTGCCTCGTCATCTACTGATTGCACAATAGGTGCAGCACCTGTTTTTAGGTATCTAATAATATTGAAGTTCTCTTTTGCTTCTTGCATTGAACGAGAGAACAACTTGAACTGGAAAGTGTGAGTTCTAAACTGCATTTCTTTGAAGATCTGTTCGGCAAAGGGATTGAATACTCTACCCTGACCAACTGCCAAAAGATCTGCTGCTGTTACACTACCTCCTCCACCAATTAATTGGTTGAGACTACCTGTTATCCCTGCTAATACGTTACCTGTTGCTTGAGGCAATCCTGCCTGTGCAAAGTTCTGAACATTTTCTGCTGCAGAGTCTATAGTCATCGATCCACCTGCTGCATCACCAATCATCGTAGATGCTATAACACCTGCGACACCCATATCAACTTTAGAGTAACTTGCACTATAAGCAGTTGAGATCTGCTTAGGCATCGCTAAATATACTCTAGTCTTATTAGGTTGAAAGTTTACATCACTTTGAGGAAGACCTTGTGCGTTAGTTTTTAACGTATTTAACCCTTTGTAACCTTTACCACCATCGTTATAATTGATTCTCTTTCTTTGAAACATTACATAGTCAACCGCCTCTGTAGGAAATGATTCCTTATCAGATTCTGGCACTACAGGCTCTAGAGGATATCGTAATACAGTTTTCTCTTGTTTCTCTGCCAAGATTCCTACCTAAATAAAAGCGTACACATAGTATATTTATGAGGTATCAGGGTAAATACCGACCAAGTTTCCCTAGAAAGTACAAAGGTGATCCTAATAATGTTATTTATAGGTCATCTTGGGAGTATAAGTTTATGAAGTGGTGTGATGTAACTCCTTCTGTACAGGAATGGGGTAGTGAAGAGATTATTATACCTTATGTTTCTCCTGTTGATGGTAGAAAACATAGATATTTCCCTGACTTTTATGTAAAGGTCAAGAATAAAAAGTATTTGGTTGAAGTCAAACCATTCAAACAAACTCTTGAACCTAAAACTCAAAAACGACATACTAAACGATACATAAATGAGGTCGTCACTTACGCTGTAAATCAGGCAAAGTGGAAAGCAGCAACCGAGTTCTGTAAAGATAACTCGTGGGAGTTTATGTTAATCACAGAGAAAGAACTTAAAATCTAATGGCAATTCCAAATCCAGATCAAGCAAGACAGATCACCAAAACTGGTGGTGGTGTTGGTTCGTTCTTATCTACTATGATCAAGGACGAGACAAAACGTCCTGCGACTCTTAATAAGTGGACGATTAGTTTTGCTTCTCCTCCTATCTTACTTGGTCAAAATGTTGGTGGTCAGTCCACTACAGATAAAACTACCTTGGAAAGTAGAGGTGTTGCTGATTTACTAGATTACTTTGCAAAAAGTGTGAGTTTGCCTAGTAGACAGATTACTACTGGTCAGTTCCAACCTCCAGGTGCGTCAGTAAGATACGCAACCAACCAATCATTTAGTCAGATGCAGATTGAGTTTATCATCCCCTCATCTCAACAGACAAGAGCAATTTTTGAAACATGGGTGAACAGAATAAGTAGAGACTCTAACCAGATGGTAGACTTCTATCAACAGTATGTGTCTCCAGTAGTGAGAGTTTATAAGTGGGAGTCACAAAGTAATATCAACGTATTGACGGGTTGTTGGGAGATGTTTAACGTATTCCCGTACAACATTGGTGGTATTCAGTTGAATAATGAACAGAATGGAATCATGACTCTGAGTATGGGATTTTACTACGAGAGATATAGATTCCATGCTGCAGAAGCATTTTCAGATCCTGGATTAAGAAAGCAAATTACTGTTCCTGACACATCAGGAGGAACTACAGATGATAGATCTGAAAGGAACTTTACTCAGCATATTGGTAATTTCTTTAATAAATCACAAAAGTTCTTCGTTAAGGCAGGAGGAATGACATATAATGCATTAAGTGGACTAAAAGAATATGCAGGTTCGTTCCTTAGCTAAATAAAACATGAAGTGAATATTACCTTATGGCATTACCTAAGTTAAATACCCCTAAGTACAAACTGAAACTACCTTCTGATGGTAGAACTGTGAACTATAGACCATTTCTTGTTAAAGAAGAAAAGTTACTATTAGTCGCAACTGAAACTGGTGATCAATCAAACATCATCGATGCAATCAAAGACATCATTACAAATTGCACAGACCTAGATTCTGTAGACAATTTGGCAACCTTTGATATTGAATATCTTTTCTTACAGATTAGAACTAAATCTGTCGGTGAAGAAGTTGATGTAGTTGTCACCTGTCCTGATGATGGAGAGACCACTGCAAAGGTCTCGATCCCTCTTGATCAAATCAAGGTCAAGAAAACAAAGGGGCACAAGTCAAGCATTCAGTTAACTGATGAATGTGCTATCGAAATGGGATATCCAAGTTTGGATATGTTTGTGACACTGAACTTCACTGATCAAAACATCGGTGTAGAAGAAGTCTTTAAGATGGCAGCAGCATGTGTAAAAACTATTCAAGATCCTAATCAGGTCTATGACTGTAAAGATGTACCTCAAGATGAGGTCCTTGCATTCTTTGATGATATGAATAGTGCACAGTTTGCAAAAGTGCAAGAGTTTTTTGACACTATGCCAAAACTTGCTCACACAGTTAAGGTAACTAATCCCAACACTAAAGTAGAAAGTGATGTAACACTCGAAGGACTAGCAAGTTTTTTCGGGTAGCCCTACTTCACACATCTCTACAGGCATATTATGAGGGTAACTTTGCGTTGATGCACCACCACAAGTGGAACATCGAACATATAGATAACCTCATGCCATGGGAGAAAGAAATCTATGTTGACATGTTAGTACAACACCTCAAAGAGGAAGAACGTAGAATGAAGGAGAAACAATAGCAGTGGCAAAAGTTGTAGCATACAAACTGGTTTCACCACCAGCAGGTATAAAAAACCCTGCTGCTATTGCTGCACGTTCACAATTATTTGCTATTAATCGTGTTGGTAACACGGTTAGCAGTATGGCAGATGGTTTAAATGATCTTGCTAAGATTAATAATGCGTTCAAAAGAACTGAAACTGAGATAGAGAAACAGCAACGTAGAAGGTTGCAAAGAGAACGGGATAATGCTGCAGAGGAAGCACAAGAAGGCAAGAGAATTGAACAGGGTAAGACGGATAAAGAGTTTGATAAAGAGATCAAGAAGAAACCTAAGAAAGGATTATTAGGTGGTCTCTTAAAATCTAAGAATGGGTTCTTTGGATTCCTAGGAGGATTCATGGCACCTATTGCAGGTCTTCTAGCGAAGGTTGCAGGTACAGCACTCTTCTTAAATCTACTAGTTTACCTAAAAGATCCAGAAAACACAGAGAAAGTAAAAGTCTTTATTGAAAAGACTGGATTTGTATTCAATAAATTATTTGAGTTTGCTTCAAAGATCACTGGTGCGATAATGACCACCGTTGATAATTTGTTTGGTAAAGAAAAAACTATTGGAGATAGACTTAAAGGATTAGGAACAGTTATTGGTGCCATCACTGGTATAACTGGAATCCTAATGGCAATCGATGCTGTAGGTGGCCTACTTAATTT